GGCTTGGGCATTGTTCCCAGCCTTGACTTCCGCAATCACCTTCTGCACATCTGTCTGTTCTACTGCTGGTTTTTCATTACTCATTGTCCTCTCCTACCAATCCAGATATTCTGGAGGATTACTGCAAGTTGTTTCTATAAGCGTGGAGTTGAGCACGATAGTTAGTCGCTGTCTCGTATCCTCCGCTTGGGTCGCCGAACTCATTCAATACTTCTTCTTCTGTCAGCACAGGGCGTCCTGTGTCTTCGTCAGGGGAAATCTGGAGGCGGAGAAGAATGGTTCTATATCCTCTTCTCTGTCCGCAAGGTTCTCCGAACTCATTGACAAGGTTAATCTCGTACTCGGGCATATAGCCCATTTCTATCCAGCCGACGAACTTCACATAGTTGTGGCTGTCGTCGCCTGCCAGCTTGTTCATCACTCGGTAGAGTGAGAGGCGGTCAAGTTGCTCGGCATCGGTAACAATCAAGGAAGGGACTAGCTTCCGAAGCCGGCTAATAAACTCTGAATGGTGCATCACTTTGCCCATTCGTCTTTTGGTATCAAGGAAGATCTCCCATCCATCTGGGATGTGGGAGTCTCTGACCCTATCTAGCTGACTTTGTCGCCACTCGATGTTCTCCTTGTAAGGCATCAGTGGGGCTATTTTGAGAGGGTCGGTCTCATCAGGGAAGTTATCGTCACCGATGAGCTTATTTATCTGTTCGGTCTGCTCGAAGAGCTTGATCTCTTCTGGGGTATATTTGGAACCTTTTACTATGAGGTCGATGGGCATTGTCTCCTTTCTCCCAACAGAAAGTCGGGTGGAGTGGATGGTTGGGCACCCACTCCTCCCACTTAATCGCTTTTAAGGATTTAACGATCGAACCTGAAGGTACTTCTAGGTAGCGGTTAAGCTACGGCTGTTTCGCTCTTGATGCGACGGAACGGCATAGTCGTTCCAGGACGGGGCGTGGCCACAAACTTGAAGTTATAGGACACGGCTCCGGCGATTTCGCCACCAGGATCGAAAGCACTCGGTTCAAACTGGTAGATAGAAGCGTGGAAGTTATTCTGGTCAGGAACATCTTCGAAGCCACCCAATCCGATACTGAAGATTGTGTCTTCAGCAGAGATATAGGTGCACCACGAGGACTTGCCTGTAGTTGGAGAGTTGCTCAGCAACGGGACGTTAGTCGTCGTTACGAAGTCAACACCGGCAACAGGAATAACCTTGTTGGCACGTACCAACCCGGCTTCAATCCACTCTTGACCTTCACGGGTGTGCTTCTCAACATCGAGAACGCCATTATTTGTAATGTCGTTCGCAACGTCGGATAGAACATACGGGTGGATTAGACCACGCATATTCCCACCCTCGAAAGGTAGACCGTTCTTGCCACGGATAGTGGCAACGGCAACGTTGATGACTGCACGGGTCATATAGTTCCCGTCAGCCACCTGTTGGTCGCACGTACCATCAGTTACGATGGCTGCGTCAAAGGACTGTTGAATAAGCGTGTCCACAACGAGGCGGCCACGATATCCAAGCAGCTCGGACAACATTTCGAGCGGTTTCCCAATATCAACCGCTTCGGCGAAGTCGGAAATGTTGGTGTAGTCTACGTACTGACCAAGCACAGCAGTGATGCTAGCTTCAGTCGGCGTGATAGGTGTTCCAACAGTTCCTTCTGATGCCGTACTTGGAGCTGTGTCAGCTGCGTTAGCAACGACACCGCTTGTATACGGGCCGAGGTTAGGTGTATAGATCTGAGTCGTGCGGCCGGACTTCATTGGGATCTGGCGTTCAGATGTGAGATCCTGAAAACCAAGATGGGCAAAGAGAGCACGGACGGCGAGACGGTCATAATACACTGCCTGGGTTGAAGGTAGAGATGAACCGATGACGTATGAAGCAGAGCTATTGCTGTAGTTGGTCCAGGAAGGACCGAACGCAGTATAGTTATTCATATATCACCTGTCTTGCGGAGATACGAGAGTGAAACTCTCGTTTATCTGCGGTTTGCTCGTGCCGTTGTTCGTTCCTGGATAACAATCCGTTTCAGGTCTTTCATCGGCATTTTTCTCAAATCAGCGTCTGAGGGTTTCTTCTGATCTCCAGTCACTCCATCGGCACCCGAAGATGCGTTGGAGGGCTTCAGACCAGACTGCCCCCTCGGTCTCACAGTAGGTTTGCCAGAATCCTCTGACTTCCCTGCTGCCGGCTTGCCGGCCCCATTGGATTGGGGAGAGACCCTTATTTCATTTGCTTCTACATCGGCAAGGTCGAGCAATCCGTCGTCCTTGGCTTCATAGAAGGCAATCTCTAGGTTGCGTGTAGAGCCCATATAGAGCTTACGTGCTTCCAGAATCTTCTTTAGTTCTGCCCAGTTCTCCGGAGTCACTTTGTACTCGGGGTGGGCATCTCGGAAGGCTACCGATGCTTGGATCAACTGAGCCTTTTCGGCTGCATTACGTGTAGCTTCGTCCTTGATGTGCGAGAGGTTGGGAGCCTGTTCAGGCTCTTCTGTCTTCACTCGCTCACGGCGGACAGCTTCCTTCACTCGTAGAGTGGCATTGCCTTTGCCTTCGAGGAGCTTCAACACCAGCTCATCTTTGGTCTTGGCTTTGAATGTCTCTGTTCCGCTGCCATTCTTGTAGATGACTTCGCCGACCCAGCCATCGGATGTTTCACGATACTCGGCAATGAACTTGGGAGTTTCGGTGCGAAATACCTTGGGCTCCTTGGGAGGAGTTTCTTTCTTCTCTACAGGCGGGGTTTCTTCAACAGGAGGTGTTTCTCCCTCTTCAGGGGGAATCTCTCCTTCCCTTTCCAGTATCTGGTCAGCCAAGTTCTCTACAGGTCTGACTGCACCGGGTGATTTCGGCTTGATCGCAACTGGTTTCTGTTCAACCGTGGAAGCGGGATCTGTAATCCCTTTTGGTGCTTCCCCAGCTTCAAACATCTTCTTTCGGGCTTCGAGCACGAAAGAGTCATCTACTTTGTGTCCTATCGGCATACTATTCTCCCCATTAAATCAATCCGGATTTATTCCGAAGAGTTGCCAACTTCTTTCTGTTCGTGTCGTTTGATCCAGTTACAGTTGGCACAGAGCAACTGGTACAAACCTAAAACATCGTTCAAGACCTTCAAGTAATAAGCACGGCGGGATAGTTTCTTTAGCTCTTGCTTGCCGCCACCATTGATGTGATCCACTTGTAAGCAACGCTCATCAGTGCAGCCACGAGTTCCATCAGCATTCAGCCACTGACAAGCGGGATTAGAACACTTTCCACCGAGCTTCTTCAGGACAAGAACCCTCAAATCTTTAGCAGATTGGTTATGTCGAGTTACATCTCTTTTGTGATATGCCCTGACACGAGGCAGTCCTAGACTTAGACGACGAGCCTCTCGCCAACTACGCTGATATTCCGGAGATGAGTGGGAAGCCATTCTGAAAGGGGTTTATTCACTGCGTTGGGAAATGGCAGTCGCAATCTCTTGCTCCAGCCACTTCTTAATCTCTCGGCCCGCTTGGGCCTTCACCTGAAAGCGGAGAAGCTTGTCTCCCGTTTCCGTGGTCTCCATAGCGTCATTGACGTATTCAGTGACCTTGTCATCGAGGAGTTGCTTGATATAGCCCCAACCCTCGCTATGGACGGTGTTATAAATCTCTCTGCCTTTGACGCCGGCGGCTGGATCGAAAGGAACGCTCTCCTCCACACCACCGGCATAGATATCTTCAGCATCAAGCACTACAGGTTCATTGCTCATTCGTCACCTTATTGGCCGATACCACCAGCCACTTCTGGCATTTCTGAGTTCACTGCTGTTCTTTCAAGGACTCTGTCAAGAGTCTTCTGACCAAGCCCAGCGATGCCTTGGGCATCGATTTCACCGAGCTTGTTGTCGTGAATCTGGGCGAGACGAGCGGCAGTTGCCTTCATACCCATCACGTTCGGGTTCTGCAAAGTGGCACGCTGCTTGTCTTCGTCATTCATATCGACGACCACACCTTCTTCGTCCGAGTCGTTCCAACCCGCAGTTTGTTCAAGACGCTTGCACATCTTGACCCAGTCGATTTTCTTCCCTTGGAGAGAAAGACCTTGCTGGACGGCTGGTTGGGCGAATGTCTGGAACTCAATCGGGAGTGCCTGTGCCATAGCACGGCGGGCTTGTAGCTTGGAGGCTGCCAAGCACTGGAACTGACCCTCGGCATTGAACAGGTCTAGGATCTGGAATGATTCGGCGTAAGCAGGGCCAAGGATCTTTCTGATTTCCTTGATGGGCAGCTTCTCCTTGGCTATTTCCAAGAAGGCATTGCACAAAGGAATGAGCTGTTGTTCTGCGATGACTTCCACAAACTCTTGAATACGAGCACCAGAGCCGGAAGCGATAAGGTTGGCACCAGCAGCTGTGCGGCCCATAGAAGAGCGGCCTTGCTGTGGCATAGAACCTTGAATGATGAGCTCGTTGGCTCCTGTGGTCTTCTCAGCGTCAGCCAGAAGGACTTCCTCTTCCTTATAAGCCTCGGGCAGGATCGGCTGCTTCACGAGAGGCTTCAAATCCTCCATATTGTCCACGGTGTAGCAGGCACCAGGATAAGACTTGATAGGCTGGGCAGCGATGGAAGAGCCACGCTTTTTCAACCACATATTCTGTAGGTTGAGGGCAATGTCATCCATACGGGAGTTGCGGAGACCTTGGAGATGTCTCTGGGCACTTCCCAGCTGGCGGGCGATACCATAGCCATAGAAACTGCCAGGGATGTCGTCCCAGAAGGAGTTCAGGAAGGGGATCTTTCCCCACTCGTTGGACTCATTGCGAATAATCTTTTTACGCTGGAGGACGCAGGTTACATTGTTACGCGTCCACATCTCGAAGAGTTCCAGCTTATGATCAAGAGGATCTTCGCTGGAATCCAAATAACGAGGCATAGCTCTGTGGCCCTGTGTCGCTACGAGGGCGGATTCGCTCTCCATAGGACGGGAAAGAGCTTCTTCAGCTGGCGGCTTGGCCAGTTCAATCAGTTCCTCACGGGAAGGAATGTTCCAGCCTTCATAGCCACGGAGGCGGTCCAAATCGCGGAGGGTTGGATAAAGAATGTGAATGACGTATCCGCAACCTTCATCTTGAAGGTCGGGAACACGAAGACCTGGATCTACCAGCAGGTGCTGGATCTCGACGCGGCAGGCAAAGGGACGAGAAACCATCTCTTCCCATTCCTGAACCTTATAGGACTCTTCGCTCTCAACTGATTCGACTTCCTGGTCAGGAACACCTGGCAGGTTCGACTTGATGACAGGAGGCTTGACTTCCTGGACGTACTTGTGACGCTTGACTGGATACTGCTCGTGGCCGTACTTGATGAAATCAGTGCCGAAGAGGAGACCATCCTTGATGGCCAGGCGGAAGGTTTTCTTCACGCCGGCTTTCAGGAGCAGATCCCAAACCAAAGTAGTGGTGGCTCTGGCTGCCTTCTCCGATGTTCCAGGATCGGGCTTGAACATCATAGCGGGGTTATCGATGAACAGAGACTGCATCACCTGGGGCAGGATGGAGCGAATATGCTGCTGGATTAGGGGAACTGTCAGGGATGAGCGGCGGACATTCGTGTCCTTCCAATACTTGATGCTGACAGGTGCTTCATACAGGATCTTGGCAGCACGCCATTCCGTGATCCAGAGGCGGCTTGTAAGATACTTCTCTGCCTTCTCGAAGTTCTGAATGACCAAGGCGAGAGCTTGTTCATCATTGGCGGGTGCGTCGAATGAAAAGGCTTCTACTTGCCCTGGTTGGTTCAGCGGAATGTTAGGTGAAAGTTGCGGCTCTGGGATTAGTGACATATGACGCCTGCCTTATGGGCTTTTTGATTTCCTTTATTCGCCTCGCCAATCTTGCGGCGACGGACTTGTTCTGCTTCTAGGGATAAAGGTGTGGGACGTTTCCTTACGAGGTGCTTGTATCCAAGGTTTTTTGCTCTGATCTTTTCCGCAATCACAGGATTTCCAGCTGTCCGAATGCGATGGCAGTTAGAACAAACCAAATCGCATTTATCTACTTCCATCAGGATTTCTTCGTAGGTTCCATCAGGATTTCTTCGTAGGAGTGACCTATGGGATTAGAAATAGCGAAAAGCTTCTCGTTTGGATCTCTGTGGTCAAAGTCATAACAAACATCGGGAAATGAATGCCCACAATCCTGGCACTTGCCACCTTTATAAAGGACGAGCTTGTGCTTTCGTTCCTGTCTTGTAATCGTGGTTGTTTCTGTACCCACTTCCTTTCCTTGGTTTAGCCGAAAAGTCCTTCACTCAAAACATTCGGCAACCCGTCGATACACTCTTCTTCCGTGTTTTTGATTTCCACTCTATCGTCTGAGCGGAGGTGAGAATCCCGGGTGCGGAAGATGAACAACTCCTCGGGATCGGGCTGCATCTCCAAAATAGATATGGAATAGACCTTGTCTTTGAAGTATTCCCAAAGCTGGGCTAGACAATCGGCTTCATCGTCGTGCCGGCGGCCGGAGTAGTTAGGGTGATGCATCAACTGCTCGAAGAGCACGTCTATGTAAGGCAAGCCAGCTAGGAACTTGATCTTATTGGTCTTCAATCCAGGCTCCAACAAGGAGATGCGGTTGATCTTTGCGTTCTTTTCCTTGACGGGCGGGACCCAGATGATGGGAACGTTGACCTTCTCTCGTTTGGCGATCGCTATGATCGTTGGTTCGAGATTGCGAGCCCCAAGGGACTCTTCAATGCGGATCTTGACTGGCTTCCATTGCTTGGCCAGCATCACGATCGCTGTGGCAAGCTCGGTAGGGGTGGAGAAACGTTCAGAGACGCAATCCACAGCGAACATCTCGCCCAGATCGTCAAAGAAGACGTTGTATCCGACTGATTTATCTACGCCTGGCTTGTTGGATGTGCCGGCGAGATCCCAGTTCTGGAACGACCAGCAACGATGGGGTTGAGGAAGTTCGGAGGCTGGACGGATCTGTCTTTGTAGCATTGCCAGATTGAAGGATTTGACTTCGCTTGGCAGCACTTCCATCAGGTACTGGCGGCTAAACTTGTGGGGATTGGCTCTAGCTTGCTTAATAAGGTTGCCGAGGTTCAGCTTTTCCCAGATGACCCACTCGATATCTTCTTCCTTGACCTTTTTCAGCTCTACGCCGGGCTTTAGCTTCCACACCGGCTGCTTGACGATGAGCATTTCGGGATCGTGGCCTTCGGCGATCCACTTGGCATTACGCTTGATGAGCTCGCAGTAGAGGTCATCATCTTCACCCCAGAGGGTGCCGAGGACATCTACATAGCCGCCCGGCTCAACCACAGGGTCAAGGTCATCAAAGTCATCTATACGGGCTTGGCGGAGATCCTGGGTGGCTGTATTCTTCTCGTTCTCGAAGTCATCCAGCTTTACCACTTCTCCGTGGGCACCGGCCCAGCCTGATTCGGTTGAACCGATGGCGATTGTGGAGCCTCTCTGGACGATTCCAGGGGTTCTGGCGGGGCATTCAAACTTGTCAGAGGGCAGCTTTTCGTGTATGTCGGGGCAATAAAGAGGGAAAAGGAAGCGTAGGAGCTCGTTTTCCTGGAACCACTTGATTACTAGCCCCACCATTTCTTTCGCGTGGTCTAGTTTCCCTGAAAGGATGACGATGCGAATATCTGGGAAGCAGAGGATCCATTGGACACAATCTGCTCCGTCTAGGGTTGTTTTCAGGGTGCCGCGAGCAGAGAGATAAAGCCGAAGCTTGATATTTGACTGCTGCTCGATCGTCTTTGCGGGGTCTTTCTTGACGAAGTTATTGATGATCGGCCGATGACAGGTTTCAGAGAGGGGTAGTTCTCTTTTGTTCTTGGGGTTGCGGAGGATATTGTCATAAAGAAACCACAAGTCGGTCTTACAGGCATAGCGGACCTGTTCGAGCTGCACAGGAGTAAGCTTTTTCAGATCTGCGATTGTGATTGACATTACGAAGCACGTTGTCCACGCTTTCTTGTAGTCACCTTGGCAGGCAGACTACCTTTTGGAGTGGCTTCATCCCATTCAGACACAGCTTTCTTTCCACCGAGGGCTTTGACGCCAGCGGGAGAATGACCCCAAGCTGCTTGTGCTTTAGACTTCCAAGGCATAACTATTACCCGAACTTCTCGCTGTTCTTGGCAAACTGCCCCATCTTGGCGACGTGTGGATTGTTGGAAGCAGCAGCCTCGTCCTTAAACTTCTCTGGGAGAGGATCGCTATCACTTCCCTTCCATCCCTTTGTGCGAGCCCACTGATGCAGACCGCCCTTATGGAGATGAAAGACCACGCGATAGTGTGAGTTGCGTCCAGCCACGTTACTTCTTCCCTGCCAATGCTGGCTCAACTACCGATGCCCCTTTGGACAGCTCGGCTTCGCCTTCATTTGGCTCGCCACAATGCTCTTCAAGACCATCGTGAACGCCATCGAGATCTGGAACGGCATAAGAGACATCCTTTCCAGGCTCCATACTCTCGTGCTCGTGCTTCACGGTGTGAGAACCATTGTCGTGATGCTCGATCACTGTACGGTGGAATGGATGCTTCTTGGCACCCTTCTTGGGTTCCTTCTCTTCTTTCTTGGCCTTGGGCTTGCCGCCCAGGACTGTATCGATATTCATTTGACTTACTCCTGTTGTTATCTGAAGTTCCTTGCTGTCAGGCTGACTGACAAGAAAGAATCCGTGCTGTTGGTTGCAGACGCGATATTTGAGTTCGCAAGTCCTGTCGCAACTGCCAGGACCTTGATGACTTGTCCCACAGTAAGAGCAACAGGAACTGTATAGTGAGTGGATCCTGTTGTAGGTGTCGTCCCATTGGTCGTGTAATACATAGCGAAGCCAAGGGAAGTAGAGTCCGTATCCGTTACCGTCGCAGTTCCTGCCACGATAGCAATAGTAGGTGTGGCAACTTGGAATTGAGTTGCGGTGAAGTTAACTCCAGTGATGGCTGAACTGACGACAGTTTCATTTGCGAGCGATGGCGAGAATGAGTAGACCTTTGAGGTCGGAATGACGGTGTAGTTCCCAGGTTGTACGCCTGAGAATGTGTAGTTCCCGCTTCCATCAGCGGCCGTATAAGCCGTGCTTCCATTACCCGCAGACCAAGAACTGACGCGAGTATCTGGATAGTCGGTTGGACCTGTGTAGAAGGCTTGACCGCATATACCTGGCACGCCGGCCGCGAGAGGAGAAACATCCGTCCACGTAATCTTTGCTACCCCATTCACGTAACCTGTGAGGGTTCCGTTGTTGTAGTTCAGCGTGAGGACATCGCCAGGGTTCCCTGAGTACGATGCACTCTGATAGCTCGTGACAACATCATTGACGACACGAGTGAGATACAGCGTAGTCAGCGTCTGGCACTGATAGAAGCCGTAGTAGGAAACAGTGGCACCAGAGCCGGTGATATTCACGGCAGGGCCGATGGAGTCATAATCCTCATCCACGCAATAGATGAGCATCGTCACCGATGCAGATTGGTTTTGTGTCCAGCCTGCTTGGTTGGAAGCAAGAACCGCACGATGGTCGCTGCCTGCTGAAGTCAAGACCGCAAGGGACGGGACAGCAGGATAGCCTGTGATCCCAGTCAGAAGACCCCAAGTTCCCAATGCGTTTGTAAAGTTAGCTGAGAGCGAGGACTCGAAGAGGAAGTTCTCCATCACCGAGGGTTGAGACGTGAGGGTAAGAGCTGCACTCGCAAGTCCCGCATTGCCGGAGATAGAGTTTTCCGCCAGTGATCCAGTGAAGTTGACGCCCGTGATGTCCGCGCCGCTGACCGTTTCGCTTGCGTTGGTGGGCGAGAAGGTATAGCCAGTTTTAGACGGAGTAATAATGTAGCTGCCATTCGCCAGCGGACCTGTGTTGAAATTACCCAAGCTATCCGCAGTTGTGCTTCCACCAGACCACGAAATCGTTGCCCCG